ACCATTTCGAATAACCGAATATGTTGCTCCTGAATCATCACTTCGTTCAACTACATAATACTGAGATGAATAACCCCCAGGAAGTGAAGACCCCGTAATGGTAAAACTCGCATAACCGTTGCTTGAATTCCAAGATGCTACGAGAGTAGGAGCAGTTGGAGTAGTACAGTTGATAACAAAACTTGAATATGTGTAATCGCTATAAAACGGAGCATTGTTAACTGTTTTAGCAGCACGGACATAGCAACGATAGGTTGCATTAGGTAAGAGATAGCCAACAATTGATGCGTCATCTGAAGAGGCGATTTCGCCTGAGTCCCATGTTGCTGTTGATGTTGCTGGGCTAAAACCACCTGCACCATACTGAGCAGCCGAGAAGACTTTAATCTGATAATAACTTTGCGTCTCGTTATCTGTATCAGTATAAGTCCAAGTAATATCAGGAGATGCTGTAGTTGTAATTGTTCCCGATGGCGCTGTAACAGTGGTAACTGTTGGCTGAGTTACAAGGTCAACATCGATATAAAGTTCATAAAAAGTCGCACGGTCAGTTGTATCTGTATATTCAGTAATCTTCGCACGAAGACCATTTATATCTGCTTGAGTCCAACTTGTTCCATCAGGTGATGATGTCTGCCATGGTCCAGTAAATGTTGTAGCACTTGTGTACTGTCCACGAATTGCTAAGGCTGAGTGATAGTAGTTAACGTTGCTAATACGAGCACCAAGATAAACGTTGACCTTACCGTTTGCAGTTGGCGTTGAAACGCGAGCACGAATTCGAACTCTCTTAATCTGTTGGGTTGCAAGAACAGTCAAGGTTCCAAAATCTAAAAGCGCTGAAGCGCTACCAGTAATTGTATTTAGTTTTTGTGCATAAGTAGCATCTGAACCATCTGCAAGTGCAGCGTTAAGGGATGGTGCTCCTGTTAAAGTAAAGTTGGCTGCGCCAGTTGCGGTTGCATCAGGAATAACGGTTGTTACTGCCACGATTATCTCCTACCGAGTAGTGCTTTAGACATGATTCCAGGCAAGTCGTCAGCAAATGTAGTTGCATCAGGTGTATTGACGTTAATATTCAAATCTCCATTAAGAGTTGTACTGTCAGGTGTCCAGTTATAGAACTTATTGTCCCTATCTAACACTGGGGCAGGTGCTGGAGCATTCGTCTTAGGTGAAATCATTGCATCGGCTACACCAATTTGTCCAAGTGCTTTAGCCATTGCTTCTGAGATTGCAGTTGCAATGCTTTCAGCAAGAGTAACTAATTCTGTCTTTCGCTTATTCAACTCATCAAGGAATCCTTGGGCGAGGTCAGCACCAAGATTTGTTCCAAGGTCAGAAAGTGGAGATAATGCCTCTGCTATTGCATCAACAATTAACTTCATCTCTGCATCAATGGCTTCCATTTCTTTTGCAAATCCATCCTTCAAAGCCTGTGCTGATTTAACTGCTGCATCAAAGAATTCAGAACCCATGTCATTTGCAAATGAATCACTTACAGAGCCAATCTCGGCATAGATAGCATTAATTTCACTTAATTGCGTATCACTTGCATTTGCAAGTGCTGCTGCTACTGCACCTGCTGCTTCAGGACCTGCCTGAATCAATTGTTTAATATAATCTTTGTTTACTCCGCGAGAAAGTAACTTTTTAATATTTGCAGCAAAATCTTTAATTGTCTGTAGACGTTCACGAAGTTGTTTTGTAATGGTATCAATTCCACTTGTTGCTGTTTTCATTTGAGTAATTACAAGACCATTTGCTGTTTTAATTACTTCAATTGTTGCAGCAGCATCTGATTGTGATAGGTCAACTAACGCCGAAGCGTATGACTTCATTGAATTTTTTGCATCGCCAACAAATGATTCTTGTTCTTGCATTACTTTGCTTAAGGCAGCCTGGGCATCTTCCAATTGCTTTGCAACCTTGAGTCTCTTACGAGCAAGACTGACAAGGCGCTCTGTTTGATTTGTAAGGAAGTTGACTAAATTATCTCGACCAGTTGGGTCAATTCCATCATAACGCTTATTGATTTGCTCAACTAAGTTGTCATACATGCTGATGATGGAATCAACTGTGGACTCGGCTGAACCCATAGCCTTTGTGATTGCACTTGGCTCACCAAATGGCTGCCTTAGCAACTCAGCAAAGGCGTCAACCGCCTCAAGACGGTTCTTTGTTGCATCTTCTAAGCGCTTAGTTGCTTTTTCAATCTCTTTATTTAATTCTTCAAACTTGGCACCAATTTTTTCAGCATCAGGAATGAACTGACGAATTGCTTCATTGGTCTTCCAGTAAGCATCTTGAAGATTCTTTAGCGCGGAACCCTTAAGACCCTTAGCCTGTTCATCAAAAACATTCTTGAGCATGTCGAGGGATTTCATGATAGTATCTTTAGCGGTTTCCGAATCCTTTTGGAAACCTCTAGCGAACTCATTATTAATGAAATCGTTGTACTTTTGAAGAACCTCGCGTAAATTGTTTGTTATTGCCTCTGAACCACCAGTTGTTGTTGGCTCATTAATACCTGTATCAACCTTTTCGCCCTTGAAAATTTCTTTAATTTTTCCTGCTAGGGCGGTGAATGAATCAGTTTTGAAAGAAATTGGCTTGTTGAACGTATCTAATTTTGCACTAGCATTTTTTAAGGTATCGCCAAAATCGGTAATGGAGGCGTTTGTTTTGTCAATCCAGTTTAACGTTTCTTTTCCAGTTTTTTGCATTTCTTTATTGCCCATAAGTTTTCCAAGGGCAATTTGAGCATTTGCTGAGCCTCGAACAATAAGAGCAAAAGCATTAAAGGTAAGACTAGCAGCAGTTCGAGCAAGTTCACCTATGTAAATAAACGCTTCGCCAATTAACAAAACTGCTTTGCGTAAAGCCTCGCTTGAGTTCCATGCCTTATAGAAGGCGTAAATTAAGACAGCAATCGCAGCAGAGGCAAGAAGGATTTTTGCATTAGCAACAAGAAACGCTGCTGCTTCCTTTGCTTTTGCTGCAATCAAAAGATATGTTTTCTTAGTAAGAAGAACAGTTTGAGCAATTACCATTGCTAATACGACCGTAGCAGTAATCTCTAAAAGCCCATTCATATCTTCGAACTTGCCATTAACAAAATTAATAACATTTGCAAGCGTTGACATAGCACTAGCAAGAACATTAGTTAATACATTTCCAGCAGTTACTGCAATATCAACGAGTTTTCCCAGGAATTCAATTTGAGGCTTTAATGCAACTCCTAATTTACCGAATGCCTCTTGCACCTTTGGACTCAAAGCAACTAAAACGGCAAGACCGACACCAAGAGGGCTAAGCATCTTGAAAAATGCTCCAAAAACTGGAACAGCGGTAAGTAATTGCGCTCCAAAAGATGTAGCCATGGCAGCACCAAAGGCACCAATAACTGGGAGATACTTTTGAATCATCGTTCCCATATCATCAATTGATGTTGTGATTGGCTGCATGTTTTTTATTAAATCTGTAAAACGAATAACTAGATTAGTAACTGGTGTTGCAAGTTGAACAAAGACAGCACTCAGTGCCTGAATAATTGGGTATAAGGCTCCACCCTTTTCAATTGTCTTAGAGAAGGCAGAGTACATGTTGTAAACGGCAAGAATGAGTGGACCAAAGGCATCAAGGAATGGTCCGCCTAGTGCAACTTGAATATTTGTTGTAATACGAGAGAAGGAACGCAAAACCTTTCCAGCATTTTGCATCGACATTGTGTAAACACCCGTCAGTGTTGCACCTTCAGCGATTACAGCGTTCATAACTGCCTGTTGCTTTTGAGCAGTCGTTAAAGAGGCAACAGCAATATTGTTGGCAGCAGCATATTTGCGAACTGCGCTTTCAACTGTTACTTGAGTTCCAGCGTTACGCAACATCTGTGTGTTAAGGCGAAGAACAGCGTACATAAGACGAGTTGCTGTTTCGGTTGAGTTGGACTGGCTAATAACAGCCAAATCCTGAGCAACACGGCTCATCGTTACTGCATCTGCAACATTAAGGTTATTTCGAGCAAAGTTAATAACTAACTGCTGTGCTGCTGCCATTTCAATACCGTTGTCTTTAACGGCTTTTGTATATTCAACTAATTTGTCATAACCGATACCAGTTGTACTACCAATAATCTGTAGAACCGTATCGAATTCTTGAACCTTTGATGCAGCATTGAAAGATTGAACTCCAAGGGCGACCATTGCAGTACCTGCAACTGCCGATACTGCACCTAAAGCGTTAGTGAGTTTTCCAACTGATGCACTCATTGCGTTGAAAGATGATTCAACGCTTGTCGAACTGGTTTGTGTTTTCTTGCTTAAAGCATCAAGTTGAGATTGAACTTCAGTTAAGCGTCGGTTAAATTCGGCAGTATCGGCACGGAACTTGGCTAATACCTCTACTACTGTCTCTTGAGCCAAATTCTTTCACCGCCTTCTAGTTTCTCTTTTTCATTGCCTGTTCTTGTTCCCAAATACGGATGCGTTCAAGTGCTTCCCATTCAGTCAATTCGTTCGCTGTAATAGCACGATGGGAAGGACTGCCGTAAAGTAATTCATCGACAGTCCTACCCAATCGTTCTGCTAATTCAAAGACAAATCTTCTGAAGCCGTTTCGGAGGAATCTTTTCCCAGTTCATCAGCGGATTCTTTTGTGAATCCTGATAGGCGCATACCTACCATCGCTACACGGTCAAGTGCAGTTGCTGATTTACTGAGCAAGATATCGCGGTCTTCAGGAACGAAAACCTGCTCGCCAGTCAATGGGTCAAATGATGTTGCAATAACAATCTCAGGATAAATCATCTGTAGATTCATCTCTCCTGCGTCTGCTGTTGCCTTATCCATGATACGAGTGCGCTCTGCGCCTGTCATACCACGAACTTCGATTTTCACGCCCCACTCAGGCACTTCAACCAATTGGGTTGGAATGTCTTGAACGGCGAGAATTTGGTCTCTTATGGACACGATATCTCCTTTAGGTCTCTAGGACACGACTTAGTTGTTTGTATTTAGTTGTTATTTAATTATTAGTATGTGGTGCGAGTAATCGCGCCTGATACTTGGAACTGCGCTGTGAATGTAACGACATCGCCAACTGGTGATGATGTTTCGTATGAAGTCATAACGCTTGAACCTGTGTACTTAACCATTCCAACAGTTGAACCTGATGGACCGTACTCGAATGCTACGCCATCGATGCCAACTAGACCAGCCAACTGAGCATCATATGTTGCATCAAATACACCACTGATTGAAATTGTTGCATCTGACAAACCGACTATGTATGTCTTTGCGTTTGAACCGAAAGATGTTGTTTCGCCAGTCTCGATTGAGCGTGGGAAAGTAACTTCTCTTACGGCATCTGAAATTGCGGTAGCAGTACCAGGGGCACCGCTTGAACCGATTTTGAATACGGCTGATTTACCGTGACGAAATGTAGGCATTTTATTTTATCTCCTTGCGAATGCGACGGTTGTAGTTATGCTGCCTGTACCTGCTGTAGTTATCTGCGAGCGCAAATAACGGTTTACTGTTGTTCCACTTGCAACTACGACTCTCTGTGAAGTCTTGATTGTTGTGGCAACTGTTGTGAATGTAACCAAGTCAACCCAAGTCGAGTTATCGGTTGAGTGCTGAACCTTGATTGTTGTCGTACCATTGTTAACGTTTGCTGTCACATGAGCATGTGCAACTCCGCCATTTGTTGATGCTGCTGCGTTATCGACAGCGGTACCGTTTGTCGTTGTTGCAGTTGTTACAACGGTCGCTGGAGCAAGTACTCGACCTGACTCCAACCCTCCGTCAGCCTGTAGTTGACTGGTAACTGAAACTACGTCACCTACAGGAGAACTTACTTCATATGAAGTTTCTTGCGTAGCAAGCATGTGAGCAATTGTTCCAACTACGTTTCCTTCGAGTTGAACTGTCACATTGTTGTCGGCACTACCAAGGGCTGCTGCCATGATGTCATCAACTGCGCCTACAGAACCATCAAACATTCCCGATAGATTCATAGTGCCGTCTTTTAATCCTGAAATGTATGTCTTAGCGTGATTTCCAAAAGCAGTTGTATCTGAAGTTTCAATTGAGCGAGATGTTGTGCTTTCCTTGTAATAACCTGAAAGGTCATACTGGTCAATTAGAACTACGGTATTTTTACCGTGACGGAATGTAGGCATTACTTTGTCTCCTCAACTGGACGCTGGTGAACTGTTCCATCTTGAAGAAAACCGTCCCCATCTCCATCTGTAGCATCAGGGTCAAAACCTTCTTCTATAACTACAGGAGATTCTTCAATAACTGGAGTAGGAGTTTCTTCAACTACTGGAGCAGGAGTTTCTTCAACTACTACTTCAACTTTTTTTGGCTTACTTGGGTCTTCAATAGCACCAGTATCTAATAGCCATTTAACTGCATTGGCTGGAAGGTCATCGACGGTATCGCCAACCTCAGCGCGTTTATTTGGTGGGTAATCAATACCCTGCAAGACTCTGTAGCGAGCCATCTAAACCTCCTCGAATACGGCACATGGGTAGCCCCATATACCGTCGAGGCGACTAGCGCACGGTTTAGACAGGCAATGAGGCGACTAAGCGCACAGTAGTCAAAGTGTATCAGGAAGCGATTTTAGCCTCGACGTACTCACTTGCCACAAATACCTTCTCGCCTGATTCTGTAACGATTCCGACGCGCTTTAAGATGGACTCACCGTTCCAAGTTTCAAAGCCCAACCAAAAGATTTCTCCTTCAGTTCCTTTTGCAACCTTTCTACCCTTTACGACTACGACCTTTTGACCCTTGACTATTGCACCCTCAGCCAACTGACGCTGAACAGATTCTTGGTACTTAACAATCTCTCTTTCATCACATTCATGAACTGGATAGATTGCCTTGCCACGGTCTGTGTAATCTGCAAATCGACTAGAGACGATTTCAATATTTGCAATATAGAAATTGCCACCCTTGGACTCACATTTAACTACTAAACGTCCACACTTGAAGCAAGGCTTCGAACTTTCAACTGGTCTAGCCATCTCATGTCCTCCTCTCGGACAACATAAGTATATCAAACCCCAGTTAAATAATCAAGGTTGAGTCGGGTCGGCTCAAGTTTATTGAGTCCTACGAAGACGCTCTTCCTGAATCATGCTCAAGGTTAGGAAATATCCAACTCCGTCTACGACTGTATCGGGCTTGGTTTGGTTGACTTCGCGGGCAATCTTCATGCCGACCATGCAAAGGCTCACCTGTTCGGCTGAGACGTCACAGCCGAGGATTACAGCCCATATCTTTGCTGCACGTTCAAAGTTATCAAGGGGATGCCCGTAAGCCTCCTGACGCTCTCCTGAGACCAATTCAGCAGCATATAGGGCGATATCTCTTGGGTCGTTCATAATAACTGTAGGTCGCTCACTCCCGCTTGGCTGACAACAAATGTCAGGACTCCCACATCCGCAATCTCCCCCGTCGACTGTCTCCACCACACGCTTCCCCCGTCGAGGGCTGGTGCTTGTAGCCATTTGACTCCTCCCCAATCTGCTAGTTTCAATGAATGATAGTGACCAGTGACCAAAATGTCACAATCGCCAATCTTTTGACGCCCCAAGGTTTGGTCAGCAATCCAGCGACGAAGTTTTGCTTCAACTCCCTGACCCGAACGGGCTAAGTGACCGTGGGTAATTCCAATAATCTTTCCGTGAACCTCGATAGTCAGGCTTAACTCTTCTTGTGGTATCGCGAAGCGGATGTGTCCATATGCTTCAGGATTGGCTGCGAATATCTCAGCAACCGATTCCACAAGTGCCACATCATCATTGTCATTAAGCGTGGTGAATGCTTTTCCGTTTTTTCTGTTTTCTCCATGGTTTCCTCCAATTGCTGCAACTGTTATTGAAGGAACTATCTTGGACCAGCGGATAAGCGCGTCTCTTAAAAGACGTCGAGCAATCTTCACTTGGTCTCGGCGGTCAACTTCAACTGTGAAAGTTTGAATGTCGTAGTGACCGTCGCATCCTTCTACCAAGTCACCAAGACATAGAACGGTGATTGAATCGATAGGACGACCGAGTTTCTTCAATTCCTTTAGTCTGAACTCAACATCATCGATAGCCTGAAGCCAGCGACTAATTAATCCCTTGAGTCCATCTCCGTCACGCTTTCCAACCTGCCAGTCAGCAGCGCAGACAACTAAACTTGCTCCGCCTACGAACTCTTTGCGTTCGCGAGGCTTATGCTTTTTAATCTCTTGAATTAAGGCTTCGATATCGGCATTTTCTACTTTGCCTTTTCGAACTACCTTTCCTTTCCATTGGCGATTGAGAACGCCCATGGTGTCGCCCCATACATTGAAAAGAACAGGTTCGACAACTGAAAAATGCTCAGGGTCGAGTCCCCACATACGGAGAACTCCTGACCAATCGGGATGAGTCTCACCCTCCATTGGCTCTGTAGTGACTAAACCTTCATCACCATTCCAAGTAACCCCAGGCTGCCATTCGGCTGAACGCTGACGTGGCTCAGTCTTCTTAACTGAGTTAACCTCCGTAGTTTTTAGGAGATTATCTAGCGCATCATCAAGACTCACGTTGGCACTTACATCCGTCTTTGCCCATCATGCGTCTGCGATGACGACGAACAATATTTGAACTCACTTCATACCCGTATTCTGCTAAAAGAGGGACAAGCATAGTGGCTTCAATTTGTTCGTTTATTAGTGCCTCTTTAAGTTTAGATTTAATAGGTTCGTCTATGATTTCGACGATTTTTCCCATTGCACAATTAAAACCAGGCAATGTTCTTTTTCCCTCTAGCGCTTCTAATTTAGCGAGGAACTCATCCTGACTTATTTTTAGATTTGCATCTTGGACAACGGATACTCCACGGGCGCGTTGCGCTTTCGAAAAGGAGACGGTCGCATTTCCAGCAGCGCTGGTTTTCGTCTGTGTTTGCATTTCTGCCATAAGGGTCTCTCTCTTGACTCGATGGTTCAATGTTAGGTTCGACAACTGACATTAAGCACCTACGAAGCAATCCATGTTGAACACGATTACTGGACGCTCTAGTTCATCCACTCCTAACGGCATAATCGAACCCATTGATGAGATACGAAGAATACCAACTGAAGACAGTGTTGTGTTGGATATCGATGAAACCAAAACTCGGAGTGTCTCTGCTAAATCTCGGGCAGTCACATAGTTATCTCGTCCAGCACGGCACATGATTTGAATGCTTGGTCGGCTGATACTGAATCCATCAGCGCCAAAGTTCTCGATTGGAGGTAGTCCCTCGTACTCAAAAATGGCTACACAGGTATCAGGGGTCTCAGGCATCTTTGAAAGAAAGAGGTTCGTGCCAAGAGTAAGGGTGGCTGAGTTGGTATCAATGTAGTTTCCAACTGCCTCTAATACGGTTGCCATTAGTGACCTTTCATTGCATTCTGTAAATGAACGCCAAGTCTACTAGCAAGTCCTTTTGTCCTCCGCTTGACTGGAGTTTCAAGATATTTCGCTTGAGTTGGAGGAGCGTGGTAAACCTTCTTGCCACTGGGAGCCATAATTCTTTCGTGAACAAATAGCGCATAAGAACTTGCTGGACCGCCATAGGCAATTGTGACTTCAACTGAATCATTGGTAACTATTGGAGTTTGAACGTGACCGCTGCCCTTAAGAATTCCTGTATCAACTGGGACAAGGACTTGAGACTCATTAAAAGCCATTGTTGCCTCTTCGTAGAGACCACGGGCTAAGGCTGCCGTTCCCTTATTTCCAGCATTAGCGAGAAGGCGATTGAGTTTGTCCAATCCCTTGATTTCGATTGATTCCATTAGACACGACCAAAAGTAACAACCGTATGATGATTGACGACGCCTGAGCCATTTGCTCTGTAATTTACTTTGTCGACCATCTTAACAATTGGCTCAGCACCATTTGAAAGAGTAATTCTGTCTCCAACATCAACGTTAGGGTCATTCAGGATAATGAGGCGACCCTCTTCAATAATTCCGCGCTTTTGGTCTGTAGTTATCTTGGTGTTATCAGCCATGATGCGACAGTTGTAAGTTGTTCCTGAACCGCTAGTAGCCCGCTTGCCATAGGCATCCATGGTCGTGCCTTTATAGACGACAACCGTATCGGTCATATCCTCTGTCCAGTGAGAAGGGCTTCCCTTGATATAAGTCATCGTTATACCTAGACTCGGTTATCTTGGATACCAGTATAGAAATCAGTATTGTAAGTAGTTGTTGTTTTGTCACGAGTTGACTTGAGAGCATCCGCGTTGGCTTTGATAGTTGGCGGAGAAAGTTTTCCGCGCTGTTGGCGAAGACTTTCAGCAAGCGCCCTGAACTCAGCAGCAGATGTTGCATAAGACTCTGAAATGCTGAGGTCACCAATACTACGACTGTAGTTAGTCTTATGAGCAAAGCGACCAGCAATCAACTCAGCCCCAGCAATAGCAGCATCAATTGGAGTTGTCCAAGTTGTTAATAGGTAAGTAATCTCTGCATCGTTAAAGTGGTAGTCGGTGCTTTCAGTATCGCCAATCATGAAGCGAACTTTATCTCGGTCGTTCGAACCTGGGTCAACGTAAGTAAATGACATTTATTTCTCCTTATGCCCAAGCACCGATAGTTGTAACAGTATTTGTTCCAATAGGTGTCATCTTAATGCGTGAGTTAGCAGCAACGACTGGAACTGCGCCAGTTGCAGCAGAAAATGTAAGTTGTGGAATGAAAGTTCCTGAAGCATTTACACGCACTAGCCCTCGAACTCGTACTGTTCGATAAGTTGCAGTTGCCACGGCTGCGGTAATTGTTGAGTTTGTTGCCACTTGAATGTAATACTGTATTGGTGTTGCGCCGTTACCTAAAGAAGTTGCGTTCTGTCCAACTATTGCTTCATAACCAATAGAAGTTAGGGTCGCTGTTCCACCAAAACCAATACCAAGTGAGTTTGAAGTGGCACCTGTAGTAGAAACTCCAAAAAACATATCTATTTCATAAGTTGTTGCAGCAGCAACTGTTAAACCAACACCAAAGACCGACTGAACGGTATTAACATCAGTTAGATTTCGAGTAGCAGAAAGCGCATAAACCATGCTGTGGTTTACAACTGCACGACCACCAACTGCTGTCTGAGATGGGGTTAAATAGAATGCTGTGTTGTCATACTCCATACGTCCACCAGCAGCAGCAGTTAGCAATGCGCTGGACTGGAAAATGATTGGTGCTGCTCCAGTAGTACCTGCTGGAACTGTTACCTGACCAGTAAATGTTGGTGATGCAAGTGCAGCGCGAGAAGTATCTGTTGGGTGGATATGGTCCTGACGAGAATATCGAAGAGATGTTCCAACTGTTGCTGTTCCGTTAATGATAGGAGCAGTAGCCGACGCCTGAGCAACTACAAATGCAGTAGTTGCAATCTGAGTTGTATTTGTATCAACTGCTGCTGTTGTTGAAAGAGGCGTACCAGTAAATGTAGGTGATGCCTTCAAAGCAAAGTTTGTGTTTACGTCTGTATCAATTGAAGTTGCTAGAGACTGAATATTGGATGCAATATTGGCTGCGTCACCGCTTGTCGGATAAGGATAAGCACGGTTGGTAGTTGTACCTGCCATGATTTATACCTCTTCCGCTGGAGCATCAATAGAAAGTGTTGGTTCAATAACCTCTGCATCAATGATTTCTTCATCAGTATTTTCAACTGAAAAAGTTGCTTGATATGGGTTTACAAAGGTTCCGTCCTCAAGAAGAGCAAATCCTGGGCTTGGCTTGAAATCCATATTTGTTGTCTCGATAACATCGTCGTATTGGTCCTTGATGAACTCAACGAATGAATCATCGGCAACAACATGGTTTTCAACATGCAAACCACGAATAAGAGCAAATGTACGTTCCATTAGTAACCCCAATACGAAATAATAACTTTTCCTGAACCGCCTGTACCACCACGACCAGCATCGGCTGGACTACCAGCAGACAAATAACCCACTGCTCCTCCACCACCGCCACAACCACTATTTGCAACTGCGGGAGAACCACCTGATGCTTGGTTACTTGTTGCAAGAGCACCCATACCAGCATTTCCTGAAACAAAATATGGTTCTACTGTTGAGATTGCTGAAATACCAGCAGTTCCACCTGCTCCTCCAGCGCCGTATCCATCAACACCATAAGATGCAGCACCAGCGCTAAGATAAGGGGTGCTGTTGTTCCAGTTCCATCCAGAACCACTACCACCACGACCAGTTACTGGATGTGCAGGTGGAACCTGTACAGCAGATTGTGGTTGCACTGCGTAACCAGTCTGAATATTGAAACCACCTCTATATGTTGACATAACTACTGGACTGCCCATTCCTGAACCAGCACCACCAATTACAAGTCTGTTTCCACCACCAGTGTCGAAAGAAGCAGAACCTCCACCAATTCCAGCAACAGTTCCAGTTCCATTTGGGTTCACAGATGAACCACCGCCACCACCTGAAGCAACATCACCTGTTATTACATTGGAAATACCAGTTTGAGTCCAAGTTTTACTTGTAAATGGACCTTTATATGAAGTTACAGAAGCGCCTTGTTCAAATTGTTGATTTACCCAAAATGCATAAGGACTGTTTGAACCATTACCAAGACATTGATATCTAACTAAAGCAAAAGTTGCATTTGCTGGAGAAGTTGCTGTTACTGTTTGTTGTGTCCATACGTTGTTAGCAGTTGAAGTTGTGCTTGTGCTTGCACTAATAAAAGTTCCTTGAAAAGCCTGATACCACTCAATTCGAATCGCTGTGCTTGGAGAACCAATAGCATAAACTGAAGCGGAAGCGGTATATTGAGTAGATGCTGTAACTGGAACCCAGTTACATAAATCTGTATAAGATGTAAGAGAAGCAGCACCATTAGTCACATATGAATAACCATTCCATCCACTGGGAACACCTGCTGCCGTCAAAGCAGCAGCGCTTCCGCCAATTCCAGTGATTGAATATGCCATTGTGGGATTTGTAGTGTTTGTTAAAGTATATGCAGGAGGAGAAGCAAGGCTGTATCCTGAAGCCTGATATTTTTGGAACCAACCCCCAGGCTGTGTGAAAGCAGCGGTATTTGTTGACATAGTAGAAAAAGATGCCAAGTGAATTGCATATTCATGGTTGTACCAGTGAGCATTAGCAATAGTTCTTGTTAATCCAAACGATGAATCTCCACCACTACCACCTGCTGCTGTTGTTGCAGTAGAACCCGAACCACCTGCACCAACTGTTACTGTATAAGTTGTACCAGCAGTTACGGCTACGCTTGTTTTCTTTACTTCACCGCCACCGCCACCGCCACCCGCTGCCATATGATTTGCGTTTACGGCAGTTGCTGACCCACCACCACCACCGCCACCGACAAGAAGTAGTTCAACTTGAGTTGTACCAAATGGACATACCCAAGTTCCTGAAGAGTTAAATTCTTGAACATACTGACGAAGTGGAACTAATCC